GCCTTGCGTTGGTAGGAGCCGGTGCCCAGGCAGTGCCAGCAGCGGCCGTTGTCCACATGGGCGTAGGCCTCGCGGCGGCCGGTGCCGGCGCAGTAGTGGCAGGTGACGCGGGTGGTGGTCATGGGGTGGTCCTCATCTGGGTTGGTGCGCGCACCCTACAGGAGTATTGACGCGCAGTCAACAAGATTGACGGTCGGTCTACAGCGGCTTAGTCTGCAGCATGGCCAGACTGAACACCGCGATCAGGATCATTGCCGAGCTGGGTGGCACGGCCGAGGTGGCGCGCATCTCGCAGCGCACGATGGCCGAGGTGTCGCGCTGGAAGCGCTGGAACAAGTTCCCGCCGCAGACCTATCTGTGCCTGACGCAGGCGCTCGAGGCGCGCGGCCACGTGGCGCCGCCTCACCTGTGGGGCCAATACGCCTACGAGCCGGCCTGATGCCCGACCCGGCCAACGTCATGCGCATGCTGCGTGACCGGGCGCTGGAGGCCGAGATCCGCGAGCGGCGTTTGCGGGAGCAGCTGCGCATCGTCAACGGGCGGGTGGGTGGCTTGCAGGCGGCCAACAGCAAGCTCCTGGCCGAGAACCAGCGGCTGCGCGCCGCCCTCGAGCCCAAGGAGCCTTAGATGATCCGCATCTTGCATGGCGATTGTCGTGAGCTTCTCAAGACGCTGGCGGCCGAGAGCGTGCATTGCTGTGTGACGAGCCCGCCCTATTTCGGCCTGCGCGATTATGGCGTGGCGGGGCAGATTGGCGTTGAGGCCACGCCTGACGCCTACGTGCAAGAGCTGGTATCCGTGTTCCGCGCAGTGCGCCGCGTGCTGCGCCAGGACGGGACGCTGTGGCTCAATCTGGGGGATAGTTATGCGAGCTCGCCTCCCGGCAACAAGACGCTAGGCGTTTCCGCCAAGTCAGGCTTGCACGGAGTCAACGGGGCTTCGGGTCGCTATCGGCAGACACTGGCTTGCGGTCATGCGACCAAGCGCGATACGTCGAAAATCCAGGGCATCAAGGCCAAGGACCTTATCGGCATCCCTTGGCTCGTGGCGTTTGCCCTTCGCGCCGACGGCTGGTGGCTGCGCTCGCACATCATCTGGCACAAGCTCAATCCCATGCCGGAGAGCGTCACAGACCGACCCAGCTCTGCGCACGAGAGCATCTTTCTCTTGGCGAAGAGTGAGCGCTACTCTTTCGACGCGGAGGCGGTGAGAGAGGAGGCCAATGCGGCTGGCGGACTGCGCAACATGCGCAACGTCTGGAGCGTCGCCACGCAGCCCTACAGTAAGGCTCATTTCGCTACCTTTCCTGCGGCGCTCATCGAGCCTTGCATCAAGGCGGGTTGTCCTGAGGGCGGCACGGTGCTGGATCCCTTCTTCGGCGCCGGCACGACGGGGCTGGTGGCTGATCGTCTTGGGCGGGGCTGCATCGGCATCGAGCTCAATCCGGCTTATTCCGAGATGGCTCACCAGCGCCTGCGGGACGATGCGCCGCTGTTTGCCGACGTGCATTCGCCATGAGCGTCCTGGCGGAGGCTCTGGCGCGGCTGGGTGCGGCCGAGCGCCTGGTGGAGGATCTGCGCGGTTTGCTGGTCATCTGCCGCATTCGTTGCGAGCGGGCTGAGAAGGCGCTGGCGGAGGAGCAGCGCCGGCGCGATCGCGAGCGGCGTGATGCGGGAGCGTAAGCGGCTGGGGCAGATCGATCTGTTCTCGCGGCGCGTGCGGGCTGAGGTCTACAAGCGCTCGGCGAGTGAGTTCCAGCTCACCTGCATGGTGGCCGATCTGTTGCGGGCGAGCGCGGCGCCGGGCTGGCTGTGGACGCATTTCCCGGCCGGCGAGCAGCGGCCGAACATGGCGGGCGTGCGCTTGAAGCGCATGGGGCTGATGGCCGGCTGGCCGGATTTTATTCTGCTGCCGCCGGTGTTGGGGCCGGCGCATTTCCTGGAGCTCAAGCGGTATCGGGGCGTGGCTTCCGACGCGCAGCTCGATTTCGAGATGTGGGTGGTGAGCCGCGGCTATCCTTATGTGCGGGCCGAGGGTTTCGAGCCGGCGCTGACGGCCTTGCGGCGCTGGGGTGCGGTGCGCGGTGTGGTGTGACTGTGGACAACTTCAAGGATCTGGCGCCGATTCAATTGGATGCGCGCGATGCGGCGCTCGAGCATCTGGCCCAGATTGCCGAACTGGCTGACATCGCCTTTCGATTGCTGCATGCTGGCGATCTGCACGGCTGCATTTATTTGTTTCGTCGGTTGACGGCCTATCATGGTGCAGCGGTGGGCACGCTCAAGCTGTTGCTCGATGGGGAGGCCAGTCGCCGGACGGCGGAGCCGGAGCGTTTGAAGTAAAAACGGCCTCGGGGTGTGCTGCCCCAAGGCCGCAGTGAGTCGCAAACGCTTAGAGCCAATCCGCGGAGATCAGCTCATGACTGAGAAGAAGGTAAGGCCTTTCGCTGTCGTCGGCAATGGCCCGGACACCCGCCTGCGTTTTCCCCTCCGCACATTCGAGGAGCTGCAGTTCAACCCTGGCCGTTCCTATGCGGTCAAGGGGCTGATCCCGCGGTGCGGCTTGGTGCTGATCTGGGGCCCGACCAAGTGTGGCAAATCGTTCTTTACTCTGGATCTCGTCATGCATATTGCACTGGGGCGAGCCTATCGCGGCCATAAGGTGCAACAAGGGCTAGTGGTCTACTTAGCGTTGGAAGGCGGCTTTGGCTATGGCGACCGCGTCGAGGCTTTCCGGCAGCAGCGCCTGGGCGAGCACGAGGGCGAGATCCTGTTCCGGCTTTGCGACGCTAAGCTGATCCTGGTGCTCGACGTCAAGACGCTGATCGCCGACATCCGCCGCCAATGCGGTGAGGCGCGGCCGGCGGTGATCGTCATCGATACGGTCAACCGCTCGCTCAACGGCCCCGAGGACGACAAGACGCTCGGACCCTACGTGGCGGCCGCCGACGAGCTGCGCGCCGAGTTCGATTGCGTGGTGCTGCTCATCCATCACTCGGGCTACGACAAGAGCCACGCGCGTGGCCATACCTTGCTGCCGGCCGCGGTCGATGCCGAGATCGCGGTGACCCGCGATAAGGCGAACAACGTGCTGGCCACTGTGGTGTCGATGCGCGATGGCCCAGACGGCGAGAAAATCGCCTCGCGGCTCAAGAACATCGACGTCGGCGTGGATAGCGAAGGCGACCTCGCCACCTCGTGCTACATCGAGCCGACCGAGACACTGCCGGAAGCGCCGAAAACCAAGACCAAGGCCCTGCCAGCGCTCAGCGATGGCAAGCAACGCGCCCTCAACATCCTGGCTGAGGTCATCACCAAACGCGGCACCCTGCCGCCTGGAAGCCTCGATACCGACGGCATGGCGCGTGTCACCCGCGTCGATGAATGGCGCACCACCCTATTCGACGCCAATGTCCTCGACCGGGAAAAAGCCAACCCGCGCACCGATTTCCAGCGCATCAAGGACGCTCTCGTGGTGCGGCGCCTCATCGGCATCGACGGCCAGGACGAGTTCGTCTGGCTGTTGCCCAAAGCGGAAGGAGCCGATCATGCGACCCCATGATAACGGCGAGCTCGCCGAAAAACGAATGCCGCAATGACCCGTAGCAAGGTGTAGCAAGGTGTAGCAACGACCGTAGCAACGTGTAGCAGCGCTACGGTGCGAAAGGGTGTAGCAGTGGCTGTATGCATACGGGCTCTTATAGAGCCGTATGCTACGGATGCTACACCGCACTGCGACAGATACCTGCGACCCCCAAAATACCTGGAGTGTAGCAAACCATGAAAGCCTGTAGCGCTTGCACCCACTTCTGGCCAAACGGTCCCGACGATGGCTTCTGCCGAAGATTCCCTCCCATCGCCTTCGTCACCAGGTTGTCGGACCCAGCCGCTCCAGCCAACCAAATCTCATCAGCCTTCCCACCAGTGCGCGCCAACGCCTGGTGCGGCGAATTTCTCGAAAAGCCCCCTTTGATCGAAGAGAAAAACATGCAAAATTGAGAGATGGTCTACCGACGCAAACCTCAACCCCCAAACGAACCGCTCCACAACGGTAAACACGAAAGGTTCGCTAACCTCCGGGCAACAGGAACTATTTTGACCACAGCTTATAAACAAGCCGGCTATAAATCTGGCGATCCAGGACAGGCGCGAAGGCTGGCTCAAAATCCTCCCGTGCGCGACAGAATCCAATGGATAAAGAACTCAGCCGGCGAACGAACGAACGTGGATCTCGACTATTTGGTGGCTGCGGCAAGCCGAGTTCTGACCAAGGCCGAGGCGTTGCAGCAGATGACGGCCGCGGTCGGCGCCATCAAGGAGCTCGGCATCTTGACCGGGCACCGAATTGAGAAGCGCGAACAGACACTTAAGACCAATCCGGACGAGATGACCGATGCTGAGCTGCTGATCATTGCCGGACGAGGTCGACCGCAGCTCGAGGCGAAGGCCAGCAACGATGCCATCATCGAGGCGCGGCGCAACGAGCCGATGACCGAAGAGCGCATCGAGCGGGCCATCGAGCAGGCGCTGAGCCTCGCCGATGTTGATGGGGCGGAGGGGCTGTCCGCCATACTTTCCTCGCAAGCCGTTGAGAACGCAGAACATTCCCGTTGCGTTGATGCGTCTATCCCTACATCTATCCCAACAGCGGACGCCGCTTCAACAGCCGCTCAGTCAATGCCTAAAGCTTTAGTAAAGGTTTAACAATCGCCCCGCTCAGCCAGCTAACGGTTCCCCCGGCGGACACCCCGGGGGGTATCGTCTCTCAACCCCGGACCGTTTTCGATTTGGGGCCCCCCCTCCCGGCCAGCTAGGTTTTTAGGGTGTGTGGTTTATTGCCGGCTAATTTCGACAATAGGCGACACGACGGGATTTGGGTTTTCGGGGGATGGCATTTTCCGGGGGTTGTGGCGGGATTTGGGGTTGTCGGCTAGGGTGATACCGGGCGCACGTATGAACACTGTTCTTGAGGCTCTTGGGCGGCATTTCGATGGCATTTGAGCCTGGGTTATCGTTTGACCTTGATCCTAAATCGGCTGCCGGGATTTACCTGGACCGGAAGGCGTGTCGGGAGAGTTTGACGGCCTGGGTACGCAAGGCGGGATTTGAGCCTGCGCAGCACCACAGATTGATCATTGAGAAGCTGGAGGCGGTGGCGAGGGGCGACATTCGTCGCTTAGCTTTGTTCCTCCCGCCTGGCAGTGCCAAAAGCACGTATGCGTCAGTGCTTTACCCGCCTTGGTATCTGAGCCGGCACCCCGACGCTGCCCTCATTGTTGCCTCCCACACCCAGGAGCTGGCGGAGCGTTGGGGGCGGCGTTGTCGGTCGTTGATTGAGCATTACGGCCGGGTGCTGGGCATTGGGCTTTCGGGCGAGGTGAGGGCGGCGTCGCGCTGGGAGACGGAGGGTGGGGGCGAGTATTTTGCGGCGGGTGTGGGCGGCAGCATCACGGGCAGACGGGCGGACCTGGTGATCATTGACGACCCGGTGCGCAACCGTGAGGACGCCGATTCGGAGATCATCCGGGACAAGACTTATGAGTGGTGGCTCTTTGACTTGCTGCCGAGACTTAAACCGGATGCGAGGATTGTGCTGATCCAGACGCGCTGGCACGAGGCCGACTTGGCCGGCCGCATTCTGGCGACCGAGGCCGACTGGGAGGTGATCCGTCTACCGATGGAGGCGGAGCCCGACGACGCCCTGGGCCGTGCCGTGGGCGAGCGGCTGTGGCCCTCCTGGTTCACGGCCTCGATGGTGGAGCAGGCCAAGCGGGATTCGCGGGTCTGGTCAGCCCTTTACCAGCAGAGCCCGACCCTGGACACGGGCGACTATTTCCGCCGCGAGTGGCTGCACACGGTCGACCATCTGCCGAGCCGCAATTCGGTAAACATCTATGGGGCCAGTGACTTGGCGGTGACGAGCCGCGGCGGCGACTATTCGGTCCACCTCGTGGTCGGTGTCGATGCCGAGGGTCAGATGACGGTGTTGGATCTGTGGCGGGGCCAGACGTCATCGGACGAGTGGGTTGAGCAGTGGTGTGACATGGTGGAGGACTGGCGGCCGTTGGAGTGGGCCGAGGAGACGGGGCAGATCAATGCGGCGGTGGGTCCGTTCATGCTGAGGCGGCAGCGCGAGCGGCGCGCCTATGTGCATCGACGGCAATTCCCTGTAAGGCATGACAAGGCGGTGCGGGCGCAGAGCATCCGGGCCCGCATGGCGACCTTGGGTCTTTATCTGCCGCGCAAGGCCCCGTGGCGGGCGGACTTGGAGGCCGAGCTCTTACGCTTTCCGGCCGGCAAGCACGACGATCAGGTGGATGCTTTGGGTCTGATTGGCCAGCTGCTCGACCGGGTGCGGCCGGCGGATTCGCAAAAGCTGCCGGAGCCGGACCACCATCCGTCGGGCTACACGCCGATCGTGGAGCGTGGCGAGAAGCGTCGTCTTAGCGTTATCGAGATGTGAGACTTGCTTGAGACATGGGGAGCGACTGAAGGCTAGCAACACGAACTCGTGGAAGGAAGGCTAACATGCCGCAGAGCTATTATGCGATCGTGACCATCCTGGCCGATGTGGGGGCACCGGGGCAGCCCGCCCATCCCATCGCACCGGGCGGGGAGCATCCGAGCCACCCCATTGCACCGGGAGGCCAGCCGGGCCATCCCATCGCGCCGGGCGGGCCGACGCCGATGCCGCCGATCTATTATCCGCCGGGTGCGGGTCAGCCGCCGCCTCCTGGCATCTGGCCGTCACCTGGGCATCCGGCCCATCCGATCGCGCCCGGTGGTGGGGGGCAGCCGGGCGCGCCGGCGCATCCCGAGCATCCGATCCCGCCGAGTGTCTGGCCGACGCCTCCCGGACAGCCGCCGCAACCGGGCGGGCTGCCGCCGCGGCCGGAGGGCGGCTACGGGCCGGGCTACTGGGCCTGGAGCCCGCAATACGGCTTGGTCTTCGTGCCGGGTCCGCATCCCTCGCCGCCGATCTATCCGGGTGGGCCCCCGCATCCCGACCAGGGCTTGCCGCAGCCGCAGCCGCCGACGGGTCAGCCGCCAACGGGTCAGCCGCCGCAGCCCATGCCGCCGATGGCGCCGGGAGGAGGGCCGGCCCATCCGATTGCCCCAGGAGGCCAGCCGCCGCAACAGCCGCCGGTCGGAGCGGCGCCGACGCCGAGCGGGCCGATCCCGATTGCCAAGCGCTAGCAGCCTGCCCGTGGCCGCGGCCTTCGAGTCAGGCGTGGTCGCGGCAGCAGCGCGGTCGTGGCCCCACGAACCATGACCGCGCTCGCCATCCTGACCGCCCTGTGGGCCTCACTGGCCACCGCGGTGGCGCTCGGGCAGCACTTCTGGATCCGCAACTATCAGGACGACGTCTTGGCCGAGCTGCTACGCCTGCAGCAGTACCTGCGGGAAGCCGAGGCGGCCGAGCGGCGCTACCGCGACGAGCTGGCGAAGGTGAAGGCCGAGCTCGCCTATTATCGCAGCCGCGCCGGCCAGGATGGGGAGCGAGGCGCACATGCGGTTGATGCAGTTGTGGCAGGCGAGGCGGAGGATGAGCCATGAGCCCCATCGGCCTGATTCTGGTGATCTTGCTGATCTTGCTGCTGTTCGGCGGCAGCGGCTGGTTTCCCCGGGTGCCCTACGGCTACGGCTACGGCCATCCCGGCTTTGGCCTCGTCAGCATCCTGCTCATCTTGCTGGTGGTGTTGCTGCTGCTCGGCTACGTGCCTTGAACCGCCGCCGGGTGGCCTGGGCGCTGGCCATCTGGGCGGTGCTGGCGGTCATCGTCTATCTGGTCGGCGTCTTCGTCCTCGAGCACCCGAAATAGTTTCACGTGAAACCAAAGGAGAAGCGGCGATGCCTGAGACCTTCAGCGCCACGGTCACCGTCAACGGCAGCGTCGCGGCCGGTAATTACGCCCTGACGATGCAACAAGTCCCGGACGCTCCCATCCGGCCCGAGCAGCCCCCGACCGAACCGCCGGTCGAACCGCCGCCCAGCGGCAGCTTCACGCCGCCCTCCTGGCTGCGCAGCGATACCGAGCGGGTGAGCGTGCCCAACGTCGCCAAGCCGGCCTATTTGCAACCCTTCGCCGACCCGGTCTTCCACACCCCGATCATCCGCATCTCGGGGGATCCCGGCTCGCCCATCCCCGGCATCTCGGGCGGCACCTGGGGCAACGAGACAAGGCACCATTACTCGAGCGATTGCGCCTGGAGCGCCGACGAGAGCCAACTTTTTTTGGACACAAACAAGGGCGGCTCGCCGTCGTCCTTGATCCTCGACGGCCAAACCTACCAGCCGCTCTATGCGCCGCAGAACAAGCCGTCCTCGGCCGACGTGAGATGGGATCCGGCTAACCCCGAATGGATGCTCTGCGCCGCCAAGGACAAGCTACTGCGCTGGAACCCCAGGAGCGGCGAGCAGGTGGTGGTGGAAAGTTTCCCCGAGTTTGACGATTTGCTTCTCGGGCCTTGGGAAGGCAGTCCGAGCAACGACGGCAAGCGCGTCGTCCTGACCTCGGAAAGCCAAGCCTCGGCCTTCGTCTACGACCTCGAGGCCGGGCGGAAATACCCCACCATCCAGGGCTCCAATTACGGCCAGCTCTCCGATTGCCGCATCTCGAGGGGCGGGCTCTACATGATTTGGAAAGTTAGCCCCGACGAGGTTTTCGTCACCGACTTCGAGGGCCACCAGATCACTCATTTGCCGAATAATTTTATATCGCATTTTGACTGCTGCGTCGATGCCAACGGCGACGAGTGCATCGCCGGCCGGGTGAACTCGTCCTCGGTCAACCAGGGGCCGAGCGGCTATGTGAGCAAATTCAGGTTAGCCGACGGCAAGCGCACGGGTCTGCAGAAGGCGAAAGGCTGGAGTTCGCATACCAGCTGCCGCTCGAATACCTTCTACTGTGTCACGGCGCCGACCTTGGAAAGCGGCTCAGACTACGTTTATGTCGGCGAGCTCATCTTGCTGGCGCTGGACGGCAGCAACACGTGGCGCCTCGCGCATACGCACACCGTGGCCGACCCGGAATATGTCCAGGAATGCCAGCCCTCGCATTCCCCGCAGGGCGGCCGGGTGATCTTCGCGTCGCCCTGGGGATCCTCGAGTGGCGTCGGCGCCTTCGTCGCCGATTTCAGGAGCTGAGCATCATGAAAACGCTTCTCGCCCTGGTGGCGCTGCTGGCCGTGCCCGGCTTGAGCTTCGCACAAGGCATCGAGGTCGGACCGGGAGGCATCCGCGTGCATCCCGGCTATGGCCATCATCGCGACTATGGCGGCTATCGCCCCGACTGCCGCGAGCTGCGCGCCGCCTGTATGCATAAAGAGGAGCTCGGCGAAGAGGGTCAGGGCAACTGTCAGCGCTACCGCGCGCTCTGCCAGGGGCGACGCTGAACCGCGGTCTGAGCCCCTGATCCCGGCTCCCCGCGCTGGCGGGCGCCCTTCGGCCGTGGCCACGGTAGGGGCGCCCGCCGCTTTCCAAAGATGCCGGTCATCTCCCTTGTTCGGCCAGTTTGGCGAGCGCTATCTCCTCGTTGACGGGGATGAGCTGGCGCACGCATTCGAGATGCTCGCGGAGCAGGACCTCCCGCACCTCCTCGGTCGCCGCCGCGTTGCCGGGCACGATGTGCCCGGCGATGAGGATGGCCAGCAGATCCGCCAACACCGCGGCCTGCACCTCGGGCCCGTGGCCATACAAGAGCTGGCCGATGTCCTCGGTGAGTTGGGCGACGCGCTGCAGTGTGTCGGACATCAGGCGAACTCACCGGGCGGAGGGGCGGGGGCCAAGCATCAGTCGGCTCGCCACGAGCTTATCGGACCCCCGCCCAGGGGCCACTTCGTCAACGGCTTTCACAGCATGCCCGGACCCCATGTCGTCGGCGGAGGCCAATGGTATGGTGGCTTGCACTCCCGATATGGACCTCCGCCTGCCCGCTTGCGCGGGGTTCGATTGAGGAGGGGCCAACGCTTTAATGGCTTTCACTCCATGTACGGACCCCTCCTCGCCCGCTTGCGCGGGAACTGAATCGGTAGCGGCGGAGGCCAACCTTCCATCGGCTTTCAACAACACTGCGGACCTCCG